TACAACAGCAACCTTGAACAAAACATCAGTTGCGTCACATACATATGCTTCAAGATCAGAAGCGGCGGTGCTAGCAATGTAGTTTTGCCTAAAGGTCTTTTGATTAGTGTTGGGATCGGTGTATGAAACACCCATGAAGACTCCAATTGGAGTCATAGCAGCGTCGAACGTATCACGCTCAACGGTGCCTCCGGTCACTAGCTTAACAGCGTCCCCGTAGAAGATTGCGGTTCCGTAGCCACTAGCAATGCTGTAGTGCCGTACGGTACCCACATAAGGTACACCACTTAACAGTTTGACCGGAACAAGCCCATAAGGGCCATCTACAGTAGGATAAGCCATTTTTAGCTCCTATTAAGTTCCGTTGCCAAAAGTCACCTTTGTCTTTCTTTCGTTAAACAAAGGCATACGTGCGTCATTTTCACGCATCAGGTTGTTATCCACAGACTGTATTTGGTTTCTGGATTGCTGCTCATAGTGTGCGGTTCTCTCATCTACGATCTCTTGAGGTACTTTACACAACATGAGTCCGCCTTGGACGATGTTATCAGCAAACCTTTCCTGCTCCACGTTCAACACTGTGAACTGTGGGTAGTCTTCGGCCCTTACGGGTTCCCAACCTTCGCGTAGTTTTGAGGATACATTAGTAGCATCTACCTGACCTAACATAGACACACGAACCCAACGGAACGCATAACCATCTTCTGGCTCAGGAGTAGGTAATACCTCCGGTCGCTGCCAAGATCGTTTACGAGTTTCCGTTTCACGAGTTGTGTTGTCTCGTTTGATTCTGTTTTCAGCCATTAGTTTTTCCTCGCTTCTAGTGCAACCTGTCTGGCGTATTCTTCCAGCGGTACTCCAAGCCGTTTAGCAAGTGCAACCTGTGTCTGCGATAATGTCACCTTTTTAGGCGCTGTGCTCCGCGTTGCGGGTGCAACCACATTTGGCTGTTGCTTTCGTTCTTCTCGTACCTCTGAAGGGACTTCTCCGAAATAACCGGGGAATACCTCTCGCATACGGGCGTCAATGCGCTCGTAGTATTCTTCGTTTTGAGGACTTACGCCCTCTTTTATCAATTTATGATGCACTCCATATGCAAAACTTTGCATTTCGGGGTCTTCATCAAACCAAGGATTAGCTGTTCGCCACTCTTCGGCCCTGTTATCACGAGTATATTGCGGTGTAACAGGTTCTTGTGTGTCTTGTACAGCAGTTTCTTCGTCCTGTAAAGCCGGTATCTTAAAGTTATTTAGTTTATCCGACTTTATCTTTGCGCTGGTTAACTTATCTTGCGCTTCGAGTACTGCCTCTGAGTCGCCACTATCATATGCTACTTTATAGGAGCGTTTGGCACTTTCTATCTCAATAGCTGCATTACGTTTTGCCTGCTCAAGTAATGCCTCTTGGTTTTTAGTTACGTTGCCCTTTAGCTCTTTGTTTTCGTCAACAAGCCTTTGTGCTAGGGCTTCTAGCTCTTGTCGCTCTCTGAGGGCGGATTCTTTGGCACGTCGTTCGTCGTGGTAGCCTTTGCTGATGTGTTTGATTCGGTTACGTACTTTCTCAGAGTAGCCTTCCAACTCCTCATCCGTGACATCAGACGGGGGTTTAGATGGCTTACGGTCACGATCAGCCTCTGGCGTGTCATCGACAACTTCGATTTCCAGCTCTGCTTTAGGCTCTTCAACCTCAACTTCAGGTTCGACCGGAGTATCTGCATACTCTTCCGCAGTCTTTTTACCAGAAAGGTCAATCTCGACTTCACCAGAGTCCTCCACTTCTATAGAAGTATTCTTCTCTTCGTCGGGAAAGCTATACTCAACTTTTTGAAACGGCATCTATCTTCCTTACGCTCGTGTTACACCACGGGGATCTGCTACAACAGCTTCGATAGAGTCATCGTTCATCAAACGGTACTCTACGTCACCAACCTTAAACCTAGTGCCTGAATTAGCACGAAACATCACATAATCACCTTGTTTACACCAAGGCCCAGTAGGAAACCTCTCAGCGTCATTGTAGGCTTGTTCGCCCATATCCATTACAAGGCCGATGATCGACATTACATACTCTTGATTTTTTGTAGTGTCAGTCTTTAGCAGGTCAGTGCCATCGAAGGTTTCTTCGATCTGCGGTAGTGCAACCAACACTCTATAGCCTACAGGTATAGGTAGCTGTGCTTCTAACTCTTCAGCGGTTTCAACTGTGTTAACAGCTTCACTCATCGTCGTACTCCATTTTGCGCGAGAGGTCATCTACATAGCCCAGACAGGTTTCGAGACCTCGAATCAAACCTGTGGTTTCTTTGTACATGGAGAAGTCTTTAGCTCCCCCACTACTGAGAAATTGTAGTGCGGAGTCCTTATCGGACTCGATTCGTTCTTTCAGCACGTCTAAGACGGTTACAGCCATTATTGGCCTCTATTGTTGTTGGAGTCCTTCATTGTCTTGAGTAAATCAAGATCTAGTTTTGTGTTGTCCTTCCTTCTATCTGCGGCAAGTTTAGCGCCTACTTTCTGTGCGTCAATTTGCAGTTCTTGCTGTTTCAAGGCCAGTTCAGCCTGATCTATCTGAGCGTCTTGCATCTGATCTCTGGCCTTCAACTCCAGTTCAGCCTGCTTCATCTGAGCGTCTAGTTGGTCTTTAGCCGCTTTACGCTGCACTTCTTGCTGCTTGATCTGTAGTTCGGCCTGTTGCATTTGTACAACAGGGTCTTGAGCCTTCTGCTGCGCTTGCTGTTGCGCTGCTTGCTGCTGGTGCTGCTGTGTAAGTTGTTTACCTGCATCAGCGACCAACTTAGCAAGATTAACCTCAACTTGCTCAGGCAACTCTTCGTTCGGTGGGGGCAACGGCGCGCCCAGCTTCTCTTCCATCTGCTTGCGGTAGTTGAAGCCAAGGTGTTCTGCAATATGCGCCTGTAACGCAGCCATAATTGGCTTCGCTTGGGGGTTTTGCCCGATCATCTGCATGATCTGTGGGTCTTGCATAAACGCTTGGTGCGTTGCGATATGCGCCTCGTGATCTTGATAAATAAACGCTTTCATGGGCTTACCAACCAACGCATCCATATTTTCACTTACTGGATCTGTAGGTTTGGCATCATCGGTTGTCGGAACAAGTTTGTCTGCGTTCTTAACCCCCAACACTTCGATCATCTGCCTGTGTAGTTGGGGCAAATTATATATCTGTGGCGCAGACTGCGACATCTGCAATACCGCTTGGTACTGCACAACACGCTGCGCCATCGTAGAGCTGTTCGGGTCACTGACGGGTATGACATCGACCGACATATAGTCTGCAACACGAGCACTTACCTCACCACGTACCGGCTCGTACGCATACTCTTCCGGCGCATGTTCCGCCATGATGGCCTTGAGCAGTTTGAACTCCTGCTTCATGGCATAGTGGACACGGGCCTGTACCGCAGCCATAGGTTTAAGCGTACGTTCTAACAAAGCAAGTGTAGTGCCTACAGGAGCATTTGCCGACATATCAGAGATGTTCATATCGCTGATAGCGCCTAACCTACGACCTTCATTTGTAATTCGTTCTAGTAGCGCAAGTAGCGTTTGGCTTGGTTCTTTATAAGGAAGCGGCAGAATGTTGTCGCGTATGCTGCCAGACGGTACATCAACGTCCTTAAACTCTCCGGGTTCAATCGGCGTGTCGTCACCTTTGATACGCAACCCACGAGACTTCAGACCCCCCGGCAGGTTTGCCAATGTACCAGCGTCCACCAGTTGCCGTATAATAGACGTACCCGCCTTAGCGTACCCCCCTATTATATGTATCAGACCCAACCCATAGAACCCAAATCCGGGCACATACACATAGTGTACGAAGTGTTGCCGCTTCAACATTAGCGGGTCATCGGGGTTCCAGTTTCGGCGTATAGAGAGAATCTGATTTGTGCCGCGTTCTAGCGTCACCACGTATGGCTTGGCTATCTCGTCATCGTCTTCGTCAACATCATCAATAACTAAATCGGCATGTACCTCGTATAGCGAATAGCGATCATCGTCTGTCAGCGAGTAGCCACCTTCTTCGGCCTTACGCTCTTCAATATCTGTGTGGTACGGCTGCGGTTCGCCCAATTCTACTTCTTTATAGAACCCAACAGCCTGTAGCTTCTTCAACTCATTCTTAGTCTTACGCATGATGTGCGTAACACGTTCTGCGGTTTCTATATGAGACGCGCCATACGGCACGACGACATCTTCCGCAGGTATGTACATGGCGACCTGTCGGCCTATATTCGGGTCAAAATATACCTTCTTGAACGCACTACCAGCCAAGCCAAGGCTGTATAACAGGCGTTCGTGCTCTGACCTGTACTCCACCATGCGCTCAGTGAGTTCGTAGTTCATATCCGCTTTTACGCGGTCTGCGGCTTCTTCCTTATCCTTATTTTCTTCCCCAAGAATTTTGACTTTCACAGGCCCAGCGGCAGGGAACGTCTCGGACATGGTCTCTGCTTGGAAGCGTATGGCTGCTTCAGCGAGCACTGTAGAGTACACACCACACGCACCATCCCACGGCTCTGTACGCTCCTCGTACTTGAAGCCCAATACATCCAAGCCTTTAACAAAACTATCGGCCCAATCTTTACGGCTATCATAGTCGGCGGATACAAGCCCTACTAACTCGTCAGCAAGTTCAGCCAGCACGCTGTCATCCAACACTTCCGCCAAGTTAGCATCGAAGGGGAGCATGTCTGTGGGTTCTGCGTCAGGGATGATAGTGATTTCTACACTACCGTCATCCAACACAACCATCTCAGGATCGACAATCTCAATCTCCAGAGTGGAGTCGTCGTCTTCTGTGGCTGCGTCAATACCTTCAGGCGCTGCGTACAAACTTTTTTCTATAGCCATAATCTATCTCTAGTAGAACCCGCTTCCACGTCGTTTGAAGTATCTTTGTTCTTCCGGCTCATCTGTCGGCAGTCGTATAAACCCACCCTGCCTGAAGCGCATGAGTGCCATAACCGTCGAGTCAACCAAGTCATCATTGCTCATAAACGGAAACCCGGCAATCTCCTCAACTACCTCTTCTGCCCATCGCGTAGGAGGAACCCACACCAAACCAGACGCGATAATATCAGATACTGAGTTTAGGCGTGCAAGTTTATCGCCTGACCCTCTGTGGGGTGTGTACTCCGAAACTGGCAGTCCCATACGCCTCATCTCTTGATACAGCGCCGTACCCGATGATTTCTTCTCTACGATGAACGCATCAGGCTCCCACTCATTATACTCTTCCAGCGCCATGTCTTTCAGCTCTGGGAACTCCATGCGCTTCTTTATACTGTTCAGCAGGATGATATTGTAGTTGTTAGTCTCTTCGTACAGGAATACACCCCACGTAGTCAACGCCGTAAAGTCCGCACGGTTGTGTTTCTCTGCTGCCGCGTCCAACGACATAATAATGTACTCACAACTCGGAGGCCGTTCCTGCTCCCATATCTGCCACCACTCCCGCTTGACCAGCGCAGCCTCTTCCGCCGTGGGTGTTTGCTGATACTGAGCATTCCACTGGAATGTCGGCATGGACGCCTTAGTTCGCAGCAGTGCCTCTAGGTCAAAGAACTCAGGCCACAGCGGCTTTTCTACAATCTCCTCCGTCTCTTCGTCCTCAATCTCCAGTATGGCAGGGAATTCGACGACCTCGTACTCATCCGCCCTGTCATTCTGTGTCATGTCGCGTGTAACGCGCCCCGTTAAATCATCCATATGCCAACGGGTCTGGATTATAGCAACACGCCCTCCCGGCATCAGACGAGTACGCGCACCGAACGTAAACCACTCGTATGCCTTCTCAAAAACAGCAAAATTGCCGTTGATTACGTCTTGTTCCGAGTGTGGGTCGTCCACCAACAGCAAATCAGCACCACGACCAGCCAGTGCAGAGCCAATACCGCACGCATAGTACTCGCCGCCGACGTTTGTGTTCCATCTACCGGCTGATTTTGAGTCGCTCGCAAGCTGAACGGTGGGAAAAATGGCCTGATATGCCTCTGTAGAGATGAGATTTCGCACTTTTCGACCAAAATCTACTGCCAAATCAGTGGTATGCGACACCATCATCACTTTTTTGCCGGGATTTCGCCCTAAAAACCATGCCGGAAAGAAAATAGAGACAAGTTGGGACTTGCCGTGACGGGGTGGGATGTTGACGCAGATACGGTCTTTGTCACCCGCCTCAATAGCCATCAGCATATCCGCCAGAATGCGGTGGTGCTTGCCTACAATATAGTCGGGCTGCATCCTTTTACAGAATTCTATGAGGTCGTCGTAAGCTGCTTCGTTTACTTTACGCGCTGCAAGCTCGTCCACGATGCGATTGATCTCAATGACCTCCTCGTCAGAGAACGCATCAAGGTTGTCCAGCATGTTCTGGACTTCTTCCTCGGTAAAATCGGGAACGGCCTCAATCATCGTAGGTTTCTTCGCTCCTCTCTTCGCCCGCTTCGCCCTCGTCTTCAGCCACCTCATCTACCGCTAGGCCAAGCTCTTCATCCAGATTCAGCACCTCACCATTCAGCACGATGTCTTCGTAGTCGGCGTCCTCTATGTCTGCTGACACTACCGGCTCAACCAGCTTCTCTAACTTACCACGTAACTTGTTACGTAGATCATCCGTAGACTGATGCGTGACAGTGACTTCTGTCTTCTCCGCGAAGAGTCCTACGTCTGATATCTTACCCAGAAGTTCCAAAGCTCGAATCCGTATACGTGGATCGTCGTTCTCCGACTCCAGCAGCAGCTTGTTAGTGACTAGGTATCGGATCTGGGTTGCGCTTTCTGCAACAGAGTGTCCGAACTCTTGGAGGATATTGTTCGTAAGTACAATAGATGCAGGCGTAAGTTTCGCCGCCTTCTTCGTAGTAACCTTTTTAGAAGTTTTTTCAGGATCATCAGCGTACGCCAAAGCCAACCTCGCAGCAGTGTCTTCATCTTCTCCAGTGGGTTCCAAGTCTAAACCGTGTTCGGATAGTTTCAGCGCCGTATTGCACGCCGCTTCCGCACGTTCCTTCAGATCGACGTTAGGCACGTCGTCCGCAAGAGGCACACCGATTTCAGGTTCTATAAATAGGGTCATAGATTGTACGCAGACTATGTGGGTTTAGGTTTTGATTCGTTACAACGGATATAACTTATCTTCTGCACTAAGTCGTTGGCGCGAATATACACCAAAAACCACCATATATAACAAAAATTTTTTTCGGGGGGACTTTTATTTTTGGGGTGGGGGGTTTCCTGTGTGGAGATTAGTAGGGAACGGCCTCAAGAAAAGGGGGCAAATTGCTGGGGATACAGATTGTTTGAGTAGATTAGTAATACATAGGACGTGAGGAGTCCCGTTGTGTCAAGCGGGGGGTGGGGGTAGGGTGGTGTTAGAAAGTTATAGGATCCTATAACTTACCACCAAAAACCACGAAATACTTGCGCATAACACGTTATGGTGTACACTGGGTACCAGTTGAGTCAATACCGATTCAACAAAACAAAAAGGAACGACGTTATGTCATATCTACATCTAAGCAACGAAGCGGCTGAACTGATTAAGGCACGCGGCAAAACCGACGACAAGAAAGAGGCACTGACTGACAAGTTGTCGAAAATCATGCCCTACACGGCGTTCAAGGCGTCCGAGTGCGAGTCGCCAGAGCTGTTCGAGGAAGTAAAGCAGGCAGTGGGCGCAACATTCACCAAACGCGAGCGCACACTGCTGGCCTACACTCCCGCCGAGGCTAAGTCACTGAATGAACTGCAAAAGGCGGATAGGAAAACGGCGAAGCAGAAAATCGGTGCGCGATGCGGCGATCTATACAAGGCACTGAAAAAGCGGCAAGCCGAGCCACGCGATACCGAGCGCAAAGCTAAGACCCTTAGCCAAAAACTGATCCCAATGTGCGAGACGATGGAAAAGCAAATCGTCGCCGCTGACCAGCCCGACATCAAATCGGTCAAGGTGTCGATGGATCTTCTGGCGGCATTCAGAGCCAGCCTGTCCTAACCAACCACTTCATTGGGAGCTTCGGCTCCCTTTGAAGCCAGTTCCTGCCGTTGCGTTGCGCCTGTCGCGTTACGCCCTCGAAACCAGTTCCAGACGTAGCGTTGCGCGTTGCAGTTAAGAAGTTATAGGAGCCTATAACTTTCCCCATTTTGTATTGTTACGTTTCCAGCAGACCTAATGTTACGTTTGTTACGCAATGTTCCGCTAATGTTACGTTTTTTTAAGGCAAAATGTAACATTATCCTAGTTGTATCTAATGGTATTTGAGAGTAAGTAAAATTACTGCACTATAGAAAAAAGACTATTTTTATGTATTTTTTTATAATGTTACGTTTTTAGAAAAATATATATACCGCCTAGAAAAAAGACCCTCTACTTGCAGAAAATCTCGTTACACAGAACTAATGTTACCTTTTCACCGTCTCGGACGCTGACCCATTCAATTCCCCTAAAAACGTAATAATGCAACATTGCTTTATAATCAAGCACTTGCGCGTATATACGACGTAACATTGTGTAACATTACCGTACAAACCACGTTCTACCACCAAACGCCATTACTTGACATAACACGTTATATGAGCGATAATATGTCCTGTCGGTCGGGAAGGAGAATTTTGTGTTACACAGAACTATCTACACGGCTCCGAACCACCGGACACATAAGTTATAGGAGCCTATAACTTTCACATCAACAAAACAGGAGACAGCAATGTCAGATGATCTGAATGCGGATATGGAGGAACTACTCCGTCGATACAAAGAGATAGATGTTGAGATTAGAACCGAGCTTTACAGGTTGATTGATTTTCAACTTGCTCGCAATGAGCGGCTAGAGAAAGCGTTGCAGGAGATCGCAGGTGCTAAGTTGTTTAACAGTTATGACCCTGCCGACTGTACCGAAGAAGTATTCGGAGCGGGGCGTGCCCTTATTCAAAAGGCTAGAGACGCAGTAAGGAGAGACAATGCGTAAGGTAGAGAAAAAAGTTATCGGTGCGTTCGTTAACGGCGACACCAAGATGGTAGGCAACACCATGTCTACACGCGACCCCGTAACCCATGACCTAAACCTGCTACTGCACGGCAACCGTATTGCCACCATGTCGAATCGAGATGGGGTAAAGAAGTTATGGGTATCTTGTGGTGGGTATGAAGTAGACGGTAAGCCTGTACCGTCGCGCACCACGCAGTCACGGCTCAATGCGCTGTTCAGTTTGCTCAACATGCCAGAGCGTGTGTACATAAAGAACCGTGTTCAGTATCTCGACTGCCGACGCTACGGCACCGTCAACCTCATGGCACTACGCAAGAGCGCGGTGCTTGTATCAGTTCACTAACCCAAAGTTATAGGAACCTATAACAAACCAACGATAAGGAGTTCCCAATGGAACGAGTAATTTTGCCCGAACCGATTGATAACATGCCAACCGTCATCTTTGACATCGACGGCACACTGGCTGACATCGAACACCGGAGGCACTTCGTCACTGGCAAGAAGAAAGACTTTGACGCCTTCAACGCAGCGATGGTCAACGACACACCCAACAAACCTATAGTGGATTTATTGTGGATGTGTGAGAACGACGCCAAGCAGATCATCTTCTGCACTGGACGTATGGAGCAGTACCGTGAGGTTACTCGTAACTTCTTATTGGATAAGTGCTGGTACTCGGCGGCGTATAACGAGATTTTTGACGAAGACAAGGAGCAGTACCGCGAGTCCATCGAAGCTCATCTGGATACCTACCTGATGATGCGTCCTGACAACCGTAGGCATGACCCTGACAAAGACATCAAGCAGGACATGCTCAACGAGATACTGAAAACCGTGGACAAGAGCAACATCTTGTACGCAGTAGATGACCGCCAGCGTGTGGTCGATATGTGGCGATCCAACGGCATAACCTGTTTGCAGGTAGCCGAAGGCAACTTTTAATAAACCAACGATAAGGAGTTCCCAATGGAACAAGTAAGCAACATTCAATCACTGGCGGCAACGCCTACCATCAGCAACGTGCCGAGCATCAGTTCAGGATCTATGCTGGTGCAACTCAATATCTCTGTGTGGACAGCGCGTAAGAAAGACAAAGCCGCGTCAGCCAAGGTAGCCCGTGACAGCGGCGCGTCAGCCAAGGCCGGTAACTACAACAAGAACCTGCTCGCCGGTTGTACTGAGTTGGAAGACCTAAAGAAGTTTGTAGGTAACGCACGCAACGAGCACTATGCGATGACTGTGCCTTGGTCTGATATGGGTATGCGTCTGATACCTACGTCTGCATTCTTTGACTACATCAACCACATGACAGGTTTGGAGCAAGAGTTCTGGCGGCTCTACAAACTGTTCGAGGATGCGTACCAGTGGCGCACGTCTACTGCGATGGCAGAGCTGGGCAATATGTTCGATCACAACGAGTACCCGTCCGTTGACGATATTCGTAGAAAGTTCGGGTGGGGTTTGTCGAAGCAACCGCTACCTGAGTCTGGTGACTTCCGGCTCGACATACCCAACGAGCAGCAGGAAATACTCAAGCGAGAGTATGACGAGTTCTACGGTGCTCAGATACAAAGCGCGGTCAACGATGTGTGGGCACGGCTCAAGAAGAATCTCGACACGGTGCTACGTCAGCTATCGCCGAAGGACGAGCTAGATGCCAAGGGCAATCAGAAATACAACAAGCTGTATGACAGCGTATTCGATACGTCCCTTGACCTGATCCGCATGATGCGTGACTTCAACCTGACTGGCGATACACGCATGACGCAAGTGGCTGACCAGCTAGAGAATGCGCTGTATGGCGTGAACACCGACGCACTCAAGAACAGTGAGAGCTTACGTCTTGAGAAGCAGCAAGAGGTCAAAGACATCATCCGCAACCTACCGTCCTTGGATCTGTAATCAGATTCTTAGGTCTAACACCAAACACCATGTATAATGGTGATTCACCACAGGGCAATACCGCCCACAACCAAAGTTATAGGAACCTATAACAAAGCAACTAGGAGATAGCAATGAGCTACGCACAAGCAATGTACGCACTGAACCTTGACCAAGCCGGTGCGCTAATCAAGTCGGTCGGGCACCTTCGCACTTTTCTACTTCAAGGTCACATGGGCACAGGTAAGTCATCACTACTTACCACGCTAGCCGCTGACCCTGACCTGTCGAATCATGTGCCGTGCTACTTCGACTGCACGACTAAGGACTTGGGTGACATCACGCTACCCAACATCAAGGTCAATCAAGATGTGCCTTACGTCACATACGCAACTAACGAGGAATTGGGTGCTCACGAGAACAAGCCGATTATTCTGATGATCGACGAGTTCGGTAAGGCCAACCCCGCAGTCAAGAATGCCCTGTTACGTCTGATCCTCGAACGTAAGATCGGCAGCTACACGCTGCACCCCAACTCTATTGTGTTTGCTACGACTAACCTCGGCAGTGAAGGTGTGGGTGACTTGTTACCAGCACATGCCCGTAACCGCATCACTGTCGTCGAGACCAAGAAGCCCGATGCTATGGAGTGGGTCGAGTGGGGTATCGGCAACGGTGTCGATCACACAATACTGGGCTGGGTCAAAGACAACCCGCAGGTCATGCAGGACTTCCGTGATGTGCCGAATCCAGATGACAACCAGTACATCTTCCACCCAAAAGCAGTAGATCGGGCTGCGTTCTGTACACCACGTTCACTACATGCAGCGAGCGATATATTGCAGAACCGTGAGGGGCTTGATGACAACACGTTAACAGCAGCACTCATGGGCACTATCGGTACTCGCGCAGCTATGGACTTCATGGCGTTCCTCAAGCTGGCTGACCAGCTACCGTCGCTAGAGTCAATCAAGACTGACCCCGACAACGCCACGGTGCCGACATCAGCATCGGCTACTTGCATGGTGGTGTTCCGTTCACTGTCAACGGTTGAGCGTGACTGGATGGATGCGTGGATGACTTACATGCTGCGCCTCGGCACTGAGTTCCAGAGTTTGTTTGCCAACGGCGTTCGATCCAGCAAATACAACAAGGCCAAGCAGTCTATGGTCATGCAGAACAAGCAGTTCACTCAGTGGGCTATCGACAACAACTACATGTTCGCAGCGGACAAGGTGTAAGGAGGTAACATGCTAGCACTAAACCAACAACTGACCGCCGAGCAGCGGATCGCCAAGGCAGTCGTGGACATCACGGCACACGAGCGGTACATCGCACTGGCTGGTGTTCTTATGATCGGCACCAAGACTGTCAGCGATGACATACCAACTGCATGTACCAACGGACGCGATGTGGAGTTCGGACGTGCGATGGTCGATGCACTGACCGATGCCGAGCTTCGCTTTGTCATGCTGCACGAAGACGAGGGCCACAAGCTACTACGTCACCTAACAACTTACAGGTGGATGTACGACATTGATCCGGGCCTAGCCAACCAAGCATGTGACTACTACATCAACGGCACCATTGTGGATGACAACCGTGGAGACGAGTTCGCCAAGATGCCTACCGGCAAGTACCAAGGTCTGTATGACGAGAAGTTCCGCAAGCCCGATGGGTCATGGATGGACTCGGCTGCTATCTTTCACAAGCTGAGAGAAGAACAGCGAAGGCAGCAACAGGGCAACGGCAACGGCGAGGGCAAGGGCAAGGGCGACTGTAACGGTACAGTTCTTACAGACCCTAATGGTCAACCCAGTAACGGGTCAGGTGGTGGCAACCCACAAGGTACGTCTTCCGCCCAAGGCTTTGATGAGCATGATTGGGAAGAAGCCAACAAGCTGTCGGACGATGAGGTCAAAGAGCTTGAGAAAGAGATCGACGTGGCAATACGTCAGGGCAGCTTGATAGCTGGCAAGCTGGGTGGCAAAGGCAACCGCCGGTTCGATGAGCTTATGCAACCGCAGGTCGATTGGCGTGAGGCACTGCGTGAGTTCATCCAGACCACATGCACCGGCAACGACTACTCCACATGGAAACGTCCCAACCGCCGATACATTGGTGCCGATGTCTACTTGCCTAGCGGCATCAGCGAGAGAATCGACGAGCTTGTACTTGCGATTGATACGTCAGGGTCTATCAGCGATTACGCTGTCGCTCTGTTTCTATCCGAGGTGCAGTCTATCTGTACTACGGTCAAGCCCGACAAGGTTCGCGTACTGTACTGGGGTGACGAGGTTGTGGGTGACGAGTCATACGAGGCACATGAGCTAGTTGCGCTGGTCAACTCCACCAAGGTCAAGGGCGGTGGCGGCACCGATGTCGAGTGTGTTGTCGAGTACATGCAAGATCATCAGATCAAGCCGCAAGCGACGGTCATCCTCACCGATGGCTACTTGTTCGGTGACTGGGGTACATGGGACTGCCCGACATTGTGGTGTGTTCTGAACAACAAATATGCGACTCCCGACAACGGCAAGGTCGTACACATTCAATCAAGTGATATGTAAGGAGAAGGTAATGAGATACGGATATAGGATGGGACTGGACTCGTTTTGGCACGTCGAGCGTAGATACAACAACGTCAAGCCGTTGGTCAGCAAGTACCACAAGAAGGAGGATGATCTACGTCCTGCTCACAGACGAGATCGTAAGTGGGAACACATTGTTAAGTTATCACCTACCTGCTACGCCTTGTGCGACGGTGGATACGGTGATCCGATATTTACTCGCACCTACGCTGGGCGCGTTTCAATACCTACGTCGAAAGCAGATACACGCAATCTGTCACCTATTGTGTGGGACATCCAAGTGCAACCTGATGGGACATATGTAGAGACGGTCAAGGTACGCAACGGGTCAGGCGACTATGCACATACCAGCCGGTATCAGTTTCTATATGAGTTCTTACCCAAAGGTCTGCTGTATGTCGGCGGCAGTGATGGTAGGCAGCACATCGCAATTGCAGGGAAGGATGCTAAGTATTACCTACCCAAGAGTTGGTCAGTCGAGGAAGCGCAGTGGGACTATTTTGTGAGCCGCCCCAAGCCTGAATTGTGGACTGAAAAATACCAGCGTGAGGATGACCACAAGCATCTAGTGTTTGCTAGACAGGCATACGTGCCAGACGCAGAGCTTATGGAGAAGACTGGTGTACTTCCAAACAGCTTACAGCCTTGGACACTAATCAGCCCTGAGTTCAAGGCAGTCAACCCCAAGTCGCGTGTGGACAAGAAGCGTAAGAAAGAACTAAAGCCGTATCTCGATGAGTTCTGGCGGTGGGGGTGTTCTGTAGGAAAGCTGTTACCCATAACCGACTGGGAGTATACGCGGGAGGTCAAGAAGCAGCTACGCGATGCAGAAGTGCTTACGAGCCAAGGATATTGGATGGCTACTAATCGGTACAATGGTGATAAGGTACAACATATACTCACAACAAGTAGCCATGAACTACGTCTACCACTGTTAACCATGTTTATGCTAACATCTGATATGAACAACGCTGTTACACCAGATGACGCTAAGAGAGTACGCGCACAATTCAATCGCTGGGCCAACAACGCCTGCGGTCTAGTTACAAGGACAAAAGGAGAATAACTATGGGGATAAGAACACGTATGCCAAAAGGCGAATTATTGATGAGGGTACCAACTTCGGGGTTTACTGATGTAACAGACATGCCTTCGCAGAGTTTACAAAGGTTTCAGCAGGCGTTGGCAAAGAAGATGCGTGGTGTGCAGTTCTACGTTACTAACGTCAACGTAGCTTGGGTCTACTACCCGCACGAGCCGTTTGCGCGGGGTAGGATAATTGCCCGTGAGACACCCTCCCTCCCCGATAATTTTTATTGGGAGGTCGAAAGCCGCAAGATTGAGAACGGTAGGTACTCATCTGCCAGTGCCGAGCACCATAGGCATGGTAGTGGGTATTTAGCCACTGCGGTCAAGAAGGCTGCGGCAGCACTAACACCGTGGTCTATATACGAGTTAAGCACGATCCACAGCAAACTTTACGAAGCGGGGCGTTACCAACAGATAAATGAGGTACACGAAAAAGTTACGGATGCCGCGCACTATCTGGGGGTAAGTCTCAACTCTCCTGCGCTTGACACACTAAAGGCTTTAACGAACGAGATACTCGACGTGAATGTAAGGACTAAGGTACAGGATCTAGTGCTTTATAGTCAGAAGCACTCCGATATGCAGTTAATTGGTGCATCGCCTATGTTTGTATATGTGGGGCGTACCCCGCACGGACATCAAGTATTGGACACTTTGCGCCTCGACGCTATCAGCTACAGCTACACAATAGGGAGTGAAGAATCGAAACGGTACTGGGCAGATGACTCCGCACCAGCGTGGCCTAGCGACGAGTACACCGAGTTAGTTGGTAGGTTGAGCGTGTTGAGCATGGCTACTGAGGGTGACTTTATTAGTGGTGTCGGTATGAAGGTTGACGAGGATATGTTCTATGTCTGCTAGAGATATTTTGTTTAGGGCCGCTGCTGGGACTGCGAACTTAGATATGTTACGCATGATCCAAGATATAGCCACCACGCTAGGTAGCCAAAACAAGTTAACTCATAAAGGGCCAATCTACCATGTAAAAGTAGATTCTGACAGGGATGTATGGCAGATCACCTGTTTAGGCACAGAATGTATTGACTCGCCGTATAAGCCTACTTATTATGGCGTGGAAACCCTACCTGCTGACCTGCGGAAAAAGCTGGCGACTTTGCATATGTTAGAGCCACAACAATCTGAGGTAGCCGAGGTAGGGCTGCGGTCAGGCGAAGATAGCTTTTGGGTTTATGGTTGACAAAACACCGATACCAGTTCCCAAGGAGAAACAGATGGCAATGACACCGGAGGCGAAGGTTAAGAAAAAGGTGGCGGCTGCACTAAAGCAGTTGGGTGCTTATTACTTTTACCCCGTGACGGGCGGGTACGGTAAGAGTGGTGTGCCGGACATAGTGGGGTGCTACAACGGTAGGTTCTTTGGTATTGAGTGCAAGGCGGGGAAGGGAAAAACCACTGCACTGCAAGACATGAACCTGAAACAGATTACAGCGGCGGGTGGAATCGCTGCGGTAGTGGACGAGGACAACGTGCACATGGTGCCGGACATCCTCAATGAAAAAGAAGTAGATGAGCGTCAAATGGCGTTCGATTTTTAATAAGGAGACCGAGATGGCGAATGGAACTAAGGCAGCGAAGCTGCGTAAGTATTTTGAGAAAAACCCCGATGCGACAACGAAGCAGGCGGCTGAGTGGGCAAACTGTAGTTACGGAAACGCTTACGCGATCAAGCGAAAGTTGTGTGAAGAAGCAGTAACAAGTTCTGAGGAACAAGCTACACCAACCAATACCCACGTTACCGTAGAAAAATATGTCGCATCGACTCCAACGGCAATGTTGGGATCGGGACAAACAAGTGACGGTAGCACTGCATCCTATTACGAGTTACCTGATGGCGCTAAGGAGCTGCAAGACTTGATTTCGTTCAAGGACATGAATGCTCAAATGGGCGAGATATTTCGTGGCACCTACCGTTATGGAGAGGCATCCCACAGTGATCGGCTACGCGATGCCAAGAAGATCCGCTTCTATATAGATGCCGAGATCAAACGTCTTGGGGGTTAAGGTGAAGCCGAAGGTTGATAAGAATGTGCCGATACCGCCGAGGGGCGGGAACAATAAAACAAACAGCAAGTACAAACACCTAAACAAGATTATCGAATCGTGGGAAGTAGGCGACAGCGTAGCCTTTGAGTTCGTTGCAAAAACTACGGGAAAGGACAGGCGGTCTTCCTATTCGCTCGAAGCAACGGCTCTCGTAGGCAGGGCAAAAAAAGCTGGGCAAAAAGCATCTATGCGCGTTATGGCTGATGAAGGCGTGATTCGAGTTTGGAGGGTGGAATGAAGAAGTTTGTAGTAACTTTCACGGAGACCGTAGAGCGTCAAGTGCTGGTGGAGGCTAAGACCGCCAGCGATGCGCGTAATACGGTAGAAAACAATCGCGGTGCTTGGAGTACATGGGTAGAGAAACCGATAACAATAGACGTGACTATCTCTACCGTTGCGGAGAGGAAGCCTAATGAGTGATGAACCATTGAAGACTTTTTATGTGACTGTTGAAGAGACCGTCTCAGTGCAGGTGGCAGTGGAAGCGAAGAACGAAGAGGAAGCGCGATACCAAGCGGTAGATGACTGCGGCACGATAGTTCGTATGCCTATAACCACAGGTAAAGTTGTTATAGCTATATCTGAAAGGGAGCGGGTGTAGTGGAGGATGAACTAGAAAAAATCGTGATCGAAAAAGGGGTGCTGTTGTTTGATAAGCAGTATAAGCATCAGCGCCTATATGAGAACACGTTAGACCGTATGTCTTTGGGGGATTCGTTTGTAGTGAATGATCCTTACGGTGGCAAGGTACGGGCGTTTCGGGTATCTGCCAGACGTAGGGGTTGGAACATTACGAGCCGTAAGATAACCAATGACGGTGAATACCGCGTCTGGTTGACAGAGAAGGACGGTAAGTCATGGACTTAATAACCCTCGACTTTGAAACGTATTACAGCAAAGATTACTCGCTGACCAAAATGACAACCGAAGAATACATCCGCGATCCTCGCTTTGAGGTAGTGGGTGTAGGCATAAAGGTAAACAATGGCAACACAGAATGGGCTTCTGGGACACGCGAGGAACTTCAAGGGTACCTTGACGAGTTCAACTGGGCCGACAGCATGGTGCTGGCTCACAACACTATGTTCGATGGCGCTATATTGTCTTGGCTCTTTGATATTCGTCCTCGCGTTTGGGCTGATACTCTGTGTATTGCCCGCGCTCTACATGGGGTGGAGGTTAGTGGAAGTCTCAAGGCACTTGCGGAAAGATATAATATAGGTGCTAAAGGCACCGAGATACTTAACGCGCTAGACAAACGCCGCGAAGCGTTTACTGATGCCGAGCTAGACCGCTACGGCGACTACTGCATCAACGATGTTGAGCTTACCTACAGGCTCTTTAATAAGTTCTTGAAGCAAGGATTTCCCAAGAAAGAACTCAGGATCATTGACTGTACCCTGCGTATGTTCATTGATCCCATGTTGGGACTAGATAGGGACTTACTTGAGGATCACTTATACGACATCAAAAAGCATAAGGATAAGTTGTTATCTGATGCTGGCATAACGGATAAGAAAGAGTTGATGAGTAACGACAAGTTCGCTGCGTTGCTCACGGACAAGGGTGTCCTACCACCAACCAAGGTCAGCGCCACTACAGGTAAAGAAACCTACGCATTCGCCAAAACCGATGAAGGGTTCAAAGCACTAGCTGAACATGAGAACTCAGAAGTGCAGGCGCTAGTGGCTGCGAGGCTAGGCAACAAAAGCACCTTGGAAGAAACTCGTACACAGCGATTCATTGACATATCCCAGCGTGGGACTCTGCCGGTTCCTGTGCGGTACTATGCGGCACACACTGGTAGGTGGGGTGGGGATGACAAGATCAACCTGCAAAATCTACCGAGCCGTGGGCCAAACGGTAAGATGTTAAAGAGAAGCATCGTCGCGCCTGAAGGATACACACTTATAGATTGCGACTCGTCGCAGATTGAAGCTAGGGTGCTGGCGTGGTTCGCTGGACAGGATGACCTGACCAGTGCGTTCCGTAAGAAAGAAGATGTGTACGTCAAAATGGCTGCGCGGATCTACGAAATACCCGAAGACCAAGTAACAAAAGATCAGCGGTTCGTCGGTAAGACTACGATCCTCGGCGCTGGGTACGGCATGGGTGCGCTGAAATTCCAAGCACAATTGAAATCGTTTGGAACTGAAATAGAGTTGGATGAAGCAAGGCGCATCATTAATATATACCGTGATGCGAACTGGAAGATCAGTCATGTGTGGCGGGAAGCCCAGAACATGATTATTCGTATGGAGAAGGGAGATACTTACCAGTTTGGAAAGAAGGGCGTGATTGAAGTTATAGGAGACCGGGAATCTATACGTCTACCGTCTAAGCTCCTTATGCGTTATGAGGATCTCAAGGGGGAACAAAACTCTCAAAGTACGGAATACACCTACAAGACGCGCCGAGGCCGGACACGGATCTACGGTGGGAAGGTGATCGAGAACGTCTGCCAAGCGTTAGCACGTTGTGTGATAGGCGACCAGATGTTGTTGATAAACAACAAGTACCGTACGGTACTAACAGTTCACGACTCAGTTATAGCATGTGTACCTGAGTCTGAAGCAGAAGAAGCCCAGCAGTACGTCGAGAAGTGCATGAGGTACGTTCCGACATGGGCAAAAGGATTGCCGCTAGAATGCGAAAGCGGTATGGCTAAAGCATATGGAGATTGCGAATGAAGGTCAGAGTTATTTTTGGGCTAGTTACTTTTTGGTTGGCGGCGTCAGCTTACGCTTACCACTACCACGCATGGCAGCTAGTCAATGAGTTTGAAGGGCAGCACGGTAAGAAAGTTTGTAATTGGGAGTGCCAAAGTGGGCACTTTACTACAACATCTGGCTATGGGTACTGCCCAAGACCGATGTGAGTTACGTTATTTTGTTTACAGGTACGCCGCTCATGGACGGTAAGTACACTCATATTGAAGCTGCTTACGATGCCAAAGAAAGATTCATTAGAAGATTTCCGAAGCTACGGTTTGACATAGCGCAGGTGGGCGACAAGTTCGATCTTAGTGACGACATCTTCTGGGCGAATTATAAAGAGCGTCTCGAACAGGTGTACGACGAGGACGATGAAGATTGAGTGTAGCACCGTGGTCATTCAGTAAGATCAAGGCATTCCAGCAATGTCCTAAGCAGTTCTACCATGAGAAGGTGCTCAAGCAGTACCCGTTCAAGGAGTCTGAGGCTACGTTGTATGGAACAGCTTTTCACGAAGCTGCGGAAGAATACATCCGCGACGGTGGTGAACTTGACTCACGGTTCAGCTACGCACAGGGTATGCTCGACGCGCTAAACGCCAAGAAGGGCGAGAAGCTATGCGAGATCAAGATGGGGCTTACCGAGGATCTGGAGCCGTGCGACTTCTTTGATAGTAACGTATGGTTTCGTGGTATCGCAGACTTATTGATACTAGATCGTGAGGAAAGGCTAGCTTGGGTTATTGACTATAAGACAGGAAAGTCGGCAAGATACGCTGATAAAGGCCAGTTAGAACTTATGGCTCTAGCGGCTTTTAAGCACTACCCCGAAGTGGAGACTGTTCGGGCTGGGCTATTGTTTGTGGTAAGTAATGATCTGATACGAGATCGCTACACCATAAAAGAAGAGGAGAAGTTGTGGACTAAGTGGCTGGGTAAGTACAGCGACATGGAAACAGCTTTTGAGAACGATACGTGGAATCCCAACCCCAGTGGATTGTGCAAAGCATGGTGCCCTGTGTTGGAGTGCCCACATAACGGAAAAAACTGATGCCGTACAAGAACAAAGCGGATCGTAAGAAGCAGAAGAACCCGCCAGTTGGCAGTCCCGCACACGAAGCTAGGATGGAGCGACAGCGTGCACGGCGTGCTATGGATAAGGCTGGACGCGATGCCAACAAAAACGGCAAAGCTGACAAGCGGGAAGGTAAAGATGTCAGCCACAACAAGATGTTGAGTAAGGGCGGCAGCAATAAAGACGGTGTGCGTGTGGAGAGCAGGAGTGCTAACCGCAGTCGTAATGGCAAAAGCCCAAGACGTAGGTGAGAGAAGAGCTTAGGGGTATTCTCATGGGCGCGGGTATTGCAGCGTCTATATACTTCGTAGCGTTTATTTTGTACCTACTAGCTTAATTTTCTCATCTGAAATGATATAACTATGGTGTGGGCACAAAACGTCGGGCGAGCGGTGGCGTCCGACACTCCTAGCAGTGTAAGTCATACTGCTTAAAGAAAGGGTGAGATGAAGTGCGCTCCCACGACTAGGTTTTGTTGCTTGTTTCCCTAGATTATTGGCGTGAATCTCATCGACCACCGCATTTTTACTGCGTGTAGTGGACACCCACTTCGCGCTTTTTTGCATGGAAGGGTATATATGAAAGTCATAGACAATAAAGCATTGTTACTGCGTCTGCGCGATCCTCAGAAAGTCACGAGTATTATCCCAAAGAGTAAGGAGTTATCAGATAACCGAGTGGTGGTTAACTGGGGTGTAGACGAGACTCACGTACTCAAGAACTTAAACATCAACGCTCCGTCACCCATCGAAGGGCAGTACCAATGGACAGGTAAGTACAAACCTTTCGAGCACCAGAAATCTACGGCGGGGTTCCTCACACTCAATAAACGTGCGTTTTGTTTCAACGAACAAGGTACAGGAAAGACCGCCAGTGCTATTTGGGCGGCAGACTTCTTGATGAAACAAGGCCGTATCAACCGCGCTCTTGTTATCTGCCCTCTATCTATCATGGACTCGGCGTGGCGAGAGGACTTATTCAGCTTTGCCATGCACCGTAAGGTGGACGTAGCGCACGGTTCAGCAAGTAAGAGGACTGCTGTAATCGAAAGTGATGCAGAGTTCGTGGTAATAAACTATGACGGTGTAGCAATCGTAGCGGACGCTATAGCCAATGGAGGTTTTGACTTAGTGATCGTGGACGAGGCGACTCACTACAAGAATGCTCAGACTGACAGGTGGAAAACGCTAAACAGGCTGCTCAGTCCTGACACATGGCTATGGATGATGACAGGCACTCCCGCTGCACAAAGCCCACTAGATGCGTACGGTCTGGCTAAACTCGTTAACCCGAAAGCTGTGCCACGCTTCTTTGGTTCGTTCCGCGATCAGGTCATGTATAAAGTGACTAACTTCAAATGGGTGCCCAAGCCCGACGCCACAGACACCGTGTTCAATGCGCTGCAACCGGCGATACGGTTCACCAAGGAAGAGTGTCTGGATCTGCCTGACATCATATACACAACCCGCGATGTACCGCTCACTCGCCAGCAAGAAAAATACTACAAAGAATTAAAAGACCGCATGGTCATGGAAGCTGCGGAAGAGACAGTCACGGCAGCTACGGCAGCGGTCAACATGAACAAGCTGCTGCAAATCAGTTCTGGTGCGGTGTACACCGATGACAAAGAGGTAGTGGAGTTCGACATCAAGCACCGATACAAGGTGCTGCGTGAAGTGATCGACGAGTCTAGCAAGAAGGTTCTGATCTTCGTGCCGTTCAAGCACACAATACAGCTACTTACCGACAAGCTACGCAAGGACAAGATACCCACCGAGGTCATCAGCGGGGCAGTAAAAGCTACTGACCGTACGCGCATATTCAAGGAGTTCCAAGAGACAGATACCCCGCGAGTGCTGGTCATCCAGCCACAGGCTGCGGCACATGGCGTTACGTTGACCGCCGCGAACACAATCGTATGGTGGGGGCCAACCAGTTCGGTGGAAACATACGCCCAAGCTAACGCACGGATTCACAGGGCGGGGCAGGATCACAAATGTACGATAGTACAGCTACAAGGGTCTCACATAGAAAAGCGCGTGTACGCACTACTAGATAACAAAATAGACACACATACAAAAATTATTGATCTTTACAAAGAAATACTTGATTAAGTCATTACCTACCACTATATTGCAGTTCTCGGCAATGGAAGGACGAAAACATGGCTGATGCGAAGAGTGTGGGTGGTATACCCCTACCGAAATTGACCAGAGCTTATTTGAAAATCAAAGAGGAAAGGGATCGGCTATCCGCTGAACACAGGGAAGCTGACGAAAGACTCGTCAGTAAACAAAACAAAATCAAAAGCGCGTTACTGGACTACTTGAAAGAGAACGACATAAAGAGTGTCAAGACGGATGCTGGTACGTTTTACCGTACGGTTAAGCAGAAGTATTGGACTTCCGACTGGGAATCTATGCACGAGTTTATCCTTGAGCATGAAGTTCCAGAGTTCTTGGACAAGCGCCTGAATCAGAAGAACGTACGGGAGTTCTTAGAAGAAAACCCAGATCTTCTGCCCAAGGGCTTGAACGTAGACGCAGAGTTCGCGTTAACGATAAGGAAAGCATGATGGAGCAATTAGTTCCGATTGAAGATGTCGCCAAGTACTTTGGTGTGTCATTATCCACGGCCCGTAAATGGGTGAGGGATGGGGTAATACCAGAGAACACGTACATCAAGGTAGGTAAGACTCAACGGTTCGCTTTGGCGACCATTGCTGACGCTCTGCTAAAAGGCCAAACGGCTGTAGAAGAGCCTGCAACAGTGAATGAAGAGTTTGACCCTACCGACTTTGATCCTGATGCGGACATTTAATGCGCCGAATCAGCTTACAGGGTAATAAGTTCACTGGGTTAGACTTCCAAGCAGACGCCACGTCGATAGACGTAATCATCGTGAACGCAGCAGCAGTATCGCGCTCGTACTACAAAGATGCCTACGATCCTAACGCCAAACGCCTGCCTACGTGTTGGTCTAGCGATACCCAGAAACCTTCACCCGATGTGCCGTCAGACCAGAAACAAAGTGCGCGGTGTATTGACTGCTCACAGAACATCAGGGGTTCCGGCGCTGGAGGGGGTAGGGCTTGTAGATTTAGCCAGCGACTAGCGGTTGTTGAAGAAAAAGCGTTAGACACTGTGTATCAACTACAAGTTCCTGCCTCATCCATATTTGGTAAGGCTCAAGGTAGAAGTTCTATGCCTCTACAGGCTTATGCCAAGTTCTTGAGTGGGCATGGGACGCCCAGTGCAGCAGTGGTGACGAGGATAAGTTTTGATATGGGTAGCCCTGTACCAAAGCTGTTCTTCTACCCACAAAGACCGTTAGAAGAAGAGGAACTACGTTTGGTCAGGGGAATAGTGGATGCAGATGACACGTTAGCAGCAATAGCTTTCGACGTTGCTCCGCACAACCGCGAAGGTTCGCCCTTCGCTGCGACTGAAGGGTTCGATATAAATAGCCAATTAGGAGACCAAAATGGCTGAAGATTTTATGTACTACACAATTGAAGGCGTAAAAGCCTTGTATCCGAAACTCGACGCTACCTACAAGTTCGATAACAAAGCGAACGGTGGGAAAGGCGGTTCTGTTAAGTGTGATCCACTGGATGACGGTGCGGAATACTCTATGTCTTTCGTAATGTCGGAAGCAGAAGCTAAGGCTCTATACAAAGCAATGGCTGTGGCTTACAAGTCCAAGAAAGAAAAGGGCTGGCCCGATAAGTTTCCGCTACCGTTCAAGAAGGACGATGACGGCAACTATATCGGTAAGGCTAAGTTGAAAGGTGCTTACGGCACTGACAAGACCACACCCCCGCTACAAGTTGACGCGCAGAACAACAAACTGCCGACAGACTTTCAGTTGACTACCGGCAGTACCGTGAACCTTGCTTTCACTTTTGTACCGTACTCTATGCGGGACAACGGCGTTAGCCTACGCCTGAACGGTGTACAGGTAATCGAATACGTGCCTATGGTGTCACGCTCGCCTTTCGGCGTTGTAGAAGGTGGCTTTGTAGCACAACCTGATAACCCGTTTAATGATACTACCAGTAGTGTCAAAAGCACTGACGTTGCGTTAGAGGATGACGACTCTGATGACATATTCGGTGATGAGCCAGATACCTCTCAAGTAGAGGAACCAAAAAAGGTCGTGAAGAAATCTGCCCCCGCACCCAAGGAAGATGACGACGATCTGAGTGCCATTGTTGAAGGTTGGGATGACTAACCTCTAACAATCACTCCGCTATGGCTAGGGGTTCTCTTTTCCCCGAAAAAGATGCGCCGACATCCCTGCCATAGCGTACTCTCGGCATTGGGTGCAACCATGAATACAAGAGAATTTTTACGGTGGGTATTACCCACAGAGGGTGTATACGTCGCCCTTCAATATGACCTAGCGTCGAACGGAGTTCGGCAGACGTACTTTCATTCGACAGATGAACTAGCAGAAGCCGCCGAGTACCACGACAGTGAAGGGTGGGATATGTACTTTGCGTTGAGTAACTTCAAAGAAGAAGGTACCCGCAAGAGTGAAGACGCCAAGCAGATTAAGTCGTTCTTTTTAGACCTAGACATTGGCGAAGACAAAGCTGCTAAGAACGAGGGGTTTACTACACAGAGGGAAGCACTACTCAGGCTGCAAGAGTTTCGTGTAGCGTTAGAATTACCAAAACCTCTTATCGTTAACTCTGGGCGTGGCGTACACGTTTACTGGGTGCTGTCAGAGTCCGTAGCGGTAGAACAGTGGAAAGTAGTAGCTGACCAGTTCAAAGCCAAATGCAAAGAGTTCGGGCTTGAGATAGATCCCGCAGTTCCCGCCGATATAGCGCGAGTGCTGCGTATAGTAGGCACACACAACCACAAGCCTGAGACACCTGCGCCAGTAGAAGTCATAGGCAACACCCCTGATACGGTTAACTTTGACTTTTTTGCCAGTAAATTGGGGATGGATACGATACCAGTTCCCAAGAAGTATGCGCCTGCCGAGGGGCCAGCAAGCCTACGCGATGCACTGATGAGCAACATTAAGTATGAATTCAGAAGCATACTGCTCAAAGCGCAGAACGGTAATGGATGCGAGCAACTACACCGCATAATAAAAGGTCAGGCCGAGACGAGTGAGCCTATGTGGCGAGCAGGGTTATCTATCGCCAAGTTTTGCGTAGACGGTGAGAAAGCCGCGCACAAGATCTCAAACCAGCACCCTGAGTACACGCCTGAACTAACGCTCAAGAAGTTAGATCTTATCAAGGGGCCGTACCGATGCACGACATTCGACGAAAACGACGGCGGTATCTGCACGGAGTGCCCACACTGGGGCAAGATCAAATCGCCTATTATTCTAGGGCGTAAGATACCCGAAGCCGAAGTGAACGAAGACGGTACGTATGTAGTTGAGTCAGATGGGCCAAGCGATCCGATAGAAGGTACGCTTGTTGCGGAAATTGTCGGTCAAGAACTTTCCACAGAACACGTTATACCAGTTTACCCACGTCCGTATTTTCGGGGGACGAACGGTGGTGTGTACGTCAGGAACATAAGCCAAGACGGTGAGGTTGACGAACACGTTATTTACCACAATGATATTTACGTTACGCAGCGGGTGATGGATGTAGAAGCCGGTGAATCTGTAGTCTGCCGGATACACCTGCCCCAAGACGAAGTACGAGAGTTCACCCTGCCGCTTACGGCGGTTACTTCAAAAGAGGAGCTACGCAAGCAGATGTCCATGCAGGGCGTAGCTGTCCCACAAATCAACGACTTGATGTTATATATGATTACTTGGATAAACGAATTACAAGCTACTGCTACAGCAGATATAGCGCACCGACAGTTCGGTTGGGCTAACGACGACATGAGTGCCTTTATCGTAGGTGATAGAGAGATACACGCAGATCACGTACGGCATAACCCCCCGTCTACGTCTACCGCTGCCTATATTCCGTATTTCCAGCCGAAGGGTACGCTCGAAGCGTGGAAGAAGATGGCTAATTTTTACAACACGCGGCCTGAACTTGTGATGCACCAGTATGTTGTGTGTACAGCGTTTGGCTCCCCCCTGATGAGCTTTCTACCGCAGAATGCCTGCGCGTTACACATACACACTAATCTCAGTGGATGCGGTAAGTCAGCAGCCGTACGGGTAGCGTCTTCGGTGTGGGGGGCCGAGAAAGGCATGATGACCCCCGAAGTTTCTACCGACTCGTTCAAGTTCAACCGCGCAGAGCTGTTACGCAATCTACCGTTTTACATAGACGAGTTGACCAACGCAGAGTGGAGGCAACTGAGTAATTTGGTTTACCAAATATCTTCTGGGGAACAACGTGGTCGTATGGCTGGTGGGGCTAACCTTGAACGCGCTCGTGGTGAATCATGGCACTTCTTGTGTGTTACCACCGGCAATGCCAGTGTCGTCGAGCGTATTGCAGCAGGCAAACAAGCGCCGAAAGCAGAGGCGCAGAGGATAATGGAGTGGAGGGCAGAGCGTGTTTTCAACGATACCGAGAGCAAGAAGGACACCGATGGCTTTGACATGGCTCTCAAGAACAACTACGGACACGCAGGGCCGATCTACATTCAGTACGTTTTGCAGAATCTGGAGGACGTTAAGAAACTCGTACTCAAATTTCAGCGTCTAGTCGATGAGAAAGCAGGGCTTACAGCGGAAAATCGTTTCTGGTCTGCCGGAGCGGCTACCACCCTAGCTGGTGCGTACATCGCCAATAAATTAGAACTGGTTGACTACGATATGCAGGCGTTGTTCAAGTGGACTATCAAGTTACTCAAAGCAAACCTACGGGCGGTGGATGATATGGGCACGACAGTAGAGCAGACTCTTAATGACTACATCACGGAAAACTACAACAACATACTGATAATCAAGAGCACGGACGATCTACGCAGTAATTCTGGCAACGGGCTGGACAGCATCGTCATACCCGAAGCACTACCAAAAGGTAAGTTAGTGGCGCGGTATGAAACGGATACAAAGAAGGCGTACTTGGTGCCGAAATACCTAAAGTCTTGGTGTGCAGCACATCAGATAAATTACAGCGCGTTCGTGCATGACCTGATAAACAAGTTAGGTGGTAAGCGTGGCTCTATGCGGTTGGGTAAAGGCACTCACATAGGATCAGCAATACCGGCAGGTCGAGTGCTAATAGTTAACTGTAACGTGTTCGGCACGACTGATGAAGATGACGTAGCTGATGAAACTGATGAAGCTGATGAAAGCGAAAATAGCCTATACGAATAGTATATACAGCGGCGCAGGGCAGATGGCGAATTTAACACTCAGGACGTATGACTTAAACCCTGATGGGGTACGCATCGTCGTCGATTGGAGTTCTATGGTAGTAGGTAGTTCGGTGTTCGTGCCGTGCATAAACACAGACAAGGCGTTACAACAGATCAAACGTATTTGTGTGGATGATATGGAGTGGGATATACGGGCTAGATCGGGCCTAGAAGGTAATTTTTCAGGTGTTCGCGTTTGGAGATTGGTGTGATACGATTCGCCCTGATAAGGTCTCTCGGTCTCCTCCCACGTAGGTCTTATCTTCCATCCGCCCCCCTATCGTGATCTCCCCTTCTCACGGTAGGGGGGTTTTTTCTACAAGAACCCTTCGCCTGAATCCACCGTACGCTTCATGTACGGCGATAGCGTTGTGCCGTTGTGCATTTCCGCAGAACGAGTCTCGTGCCCACGTATTGACCTATCAATAGTGTCACCTGTTATACGCTTCTGGCGATCTCGACGCACGGCTCTGGACTCGTTGAACTCCCGCATAGATTGTCGAGCGTCACGCATACCTTCTCTGTCACCGAATCTCTTAGCAACGTAGTAACGTCTCAGCAGGTCACGGCGTTTAGCACTCGCAGCTATGTCTAAGCGTTTGGCTGTAGATGTCTCGTCCGCTTGTCTGGTGTAATCGACGGGTGGGAACCCTAGTAGCTGCGTTAATAAATCGCCGTTTGTAAGGTCATCGTAGATAGGATCGCCACGTCGAGTGAGAATGCCCTCATCCCTCGGGTACCTGATAACAGCTTTATAAGCATTACGTACAGCGCCCGGCATTAGGTCTTCTATGCCACGCTCTATCTCGCCTTCACGTAGTTTGTCTATACCATCCCTGCCTCGTGAGTAGATGCTCCATGCAGGGCCGCCAAATAAGTGTGCGATTTCTTCTTCTGGGGACGGGTCACTGTTAAACCTGTCAGCTTCAAACAGCAGGTCGGTCAGCTTCACACGCTGCGATACATCAACCCCCGTTATTTCAGACAGAGCGCCCTTGAATAGCACTTCGCTGTCTAGGTACTGCCGCAGCATAGTGTCCGTATCTTCTTCGTAATCTTCTCTAAACATGTCGATAAGCATGGAGACCGCACCGTACAGCGGTAGACCCTGTACCCCAGCAAAGAACAAGGCGGACAGGTGTACACCGGCAAGCTGTTTCAGAGCTTCATTACGTAGCTCTCTGCTCTTAGCGTCATTTCCCGGAAAGAAGTTCTCCACAGCTTGTCTGCCAGACTTAAACATCGTGTAGTACATCTGTATGCCGTACGCTTTGTACATCAGTGCAATACGACCTAAGCTCTCACGGGCGTATCGTGGGCCAGTTTCTAGTGTGGCACCACCGTTTATTAACTGCGTCTCACGTACAGCTTCTTCGGCGGCTTTCTTCTTGTCACCATCAAACTTCTTTAGAGCGAGTTTATACGCTGCCACCATCGTAACTTGACGGTTCATCACTTCTGCTTCATGGAACATAAGGGCCGAGGCGTTTGTCACCGCGTCCATCTTAGACATCTTACGTCCCGCCTGACTCGTGCTGAGTGTGTCGGCAATGAACGACGAGTTAAGCTGCCCCCGCCTAGAAGCAAGCTCCATCAACGGTAGGAGGTCTTTTAGTTCGTCGGCGCGTTTCTTATCTATATCTAAGTCTTTACGTACTTCGTAAGTGACCCTGCCATCTTTGTCACGAGAAAACGTATAGTAGTTATCCAGTGATGGTAATGCCTTGTCTTTGAGGGCTTCTCTTGCTGCGTTGAGGTCACCTTTACGTAGTGCCTCTCTTACAGACTGTGGCGTTCTTGCATCTCCGGCTAAAGTAGCTATGTCTTTATTGGTTGGAGAACCCATAAACAGCTTAGTGGCACCGCTTAGAGCGTCCCGCGTAGCTCCGAACCCATACTTACCTGCCAACATCGGGTACGCGAACAACGGTATCTGCGACAAGTTGACCAGTGCAGACGAGGCGTTGAAGCCGATAGTCCACATAAATGCCATACGGTTTGCGTTCTTAGCGAAACTGTCCAGTGGCGGATTGACGGCGAATCTAGCGCGGTCTTTTACCTCTTCGATCTCTGGACTGTTCGCATCCGCCATTTTAGGGTTGGCTTCAAGCATCTCTTGTACGGCGTTGTCGATTAACCGCGAGTTCTTAATGCGTTCTACCTGCCGTGCCAGATCAAAAGCCTTCGTACGAGCCGCTTCTACAGCGTCTACGTCATAACCCGCAGTGCCCTTACGTCGAAGCAATGACTTAGCAAAAGAAGACTCCGGCAGGTACTCAATGAACAAACGTGTTATCTGTTCTTGAACTTCTGGGTCTACTTTATTCACCTTCATGATACCCAGTATGCTGGAGACAAAAGAACCAGAGGGCGCGTCCTCATAAGAGGCTTTGTCACTAGGGCTGAACGTCGATATTTCGTAGCCTTCTGCTTCGTAGGCTTCCGCTGCCCTGAACCGTTCCGCAGCGTTCTCGTATGCAAACACGGCAGAGTCCGCACCTTCCTTGGGGTTCTTCACAGACAGGAAGTACGTGCCAGTACGAGTCAGCGGGAAGTATGGTTCCAGCTTAGTCGCCTCTAACATCTTAGCGTATAGACCGTTCTTGAGGTTGGTCTTCGCTTGTTCTGCTATGGGTAGCCCGTCGATGCGGTTTTGCAACGTGTCATTAAGCTGGTCGTACTGATCTTTATACAGCTTACGCAGAGCGGTGTAGTTTTCCCTACCTCCGGCACCAACCGTCTTACTGTTATAGATCGCTCGCAGTTCTTTATAGCGGTCTATCTTTAACTGTTTTGTACCGTCTACGGGTTCCGTGCCGTAGCGTTTTTGTGCCTGCTGTGGCGTCAGCTCTGGGTCTACTTGGTCAACGGTGCTGTCGTAGATTAAGTTATTCCACGCTTTAACCGTTTCTCCAGACTGTTTAGCAGCCCACTCGCGTATGGGTTGTAGGCTGTTTCTGACCGCCTGCTCTGCGGTAGTTAGGCCACCACGTTGGTTTTCTATGGCAGCAAAAACTTTATCAACACCGACTACCCCCGCCCTTTCAAGCTCCACTTCAACAGCATTATTCGGTAAGAAGCCAAGTATTTTACGTTTTAGTCCGGTGTTTTTCTGCCCTGCTGTGAGTGCGCCGTACTCGCCAACTATTCTTTCTTTCGCACGCGCTATCGGCCCTTTAGGTAGGGCATCCTTGAGTCTTTTCTCTACTCTACGTACGCCAGCAGGATCAGTCATAGATGCTAACAAAGGAGCGCCACGGTGCTTGGCGGCAGGTGCCAGTATGTCTTCGATTAACTGTTGAGCTTCGCGCTGTGCAGTACCACGTTCTTTACCCAACCCAAGGAAGTTAGATACCACGCGGATGAATTCTTGCCAGACACTAAGCGGCCTACCGTCTGGGTTGATTCGAGCTAGCTCGCCTTGGAAGGTGGGGTTAGTAAAGGCTTCAGCAACAAATTCCGCTACGTTCTTAGACCCATAAGAGTTACGTAGGTACTCTTTGCTAGCCTCGTGCAGCTTCATCAGCTTCTTAGTAGTCGGATGTGACGGATTCTTCAGAGTGTTGATCGTTGCAGCGTGCGCCATCTCGTGCAGTAGCACGTACACATCTGTGTAGTCCTTGTTCAGTACGATTGTGTTGTCTGCGGTTATAAACCGCCCGTCAACTTGCCTACCATCTACCGTACCCAACTGGCTTGGGGGTACGATCATTATTTTAGTATCACCAGTAAAGTCAGACAGCTTCTTTGCTACGCGAGATATAAATTTATCTCCTGACTTGTTAGCTAGTTCTAGTAAGGCTCGACGTAGTTCGTTGTTACGTACCGCACGCTTTACAGTGTCAGGCAGCGAAGCATCCAACACCTCGGTGTAGTCTCTCGGAGGTGCGTTGAGGACTTGTTCGGATGCAACACGCATAGCGTCTGCTTTACTGAGACCTTCTTCTTTTACGAGCCTGTCTCTTTCTGCACGGCGTTCGGCTAGGAGGCTTTGTTTGTCGGCAGTCTTTTCCTCTGGGGCACGTAAATCTACGTCCGCCGCAGGTTCTTCTACAGTGGGTTCTGCCGGGGCGGGTGTAGGTTCCTTCGCCAAAACCTCTTCTACGGTAGCTGGTGTGGCTGCGGCAGTGGCTGGCATAGCCCGCTCTGCACGGCGTTGAGCCTCTACAGTCTCTTGAGGTATGACTTCTTCGCCTATATCGGCAAGCTGCTCGTTGGCTTTTACACCTTCTTCAGTAGCTTTCTCTAGCTTCTTCTCGGCACGCGCCAGCTTGCGTTGGTTAGCCTGCGTTGGCTTTGTTGTTACAGCTTCTTCGGCTTTAGTTACTTCAGTTCGGGCTGCGTTAACCTTGGCTACTGCCGAAGTAACCTTTCGAGCTAGTGCACCACGCTGTTTTCTTGCTCCAGCAGCAGGCTGTCCAACGCTTCTTCCAACATCTCCCACTGCTCGTCCGTCAGGCACAGCAGCGATGGCGGTATCTTCACCGACTGCTGTAGGCTCCACGCCTGATATATCAACTGCATCGCCTGTTCCACTTCTTGCTGCGACAGGTTCTCTTTTGCGCGGGGTAGGTAGATCACGTTGCTCACTAGGTACTCCTTCTAGCAGTCGGGTAACGCCGCGCCGAACCTTTTGAGACTTTAGACGGTTAGCCTCGTTAGTTAGCTCAACCCGGACTTCTGGATCATCTAAGTCTTTACCTATGACACGTTTACGTACAGCGGCGTTTGGCGCAAACCCAGCAGTGGTGAGGTCTTCTTCCGTGACAGGGCGCGATTCGGGTGTTGGTTCTGCTTCTGGCGCTACTGCGGCTTCTTCCGCTACAGCAAGTTCAGTCGGAAACAGATCGGGCTGCTCTCTTTCAGCAATCTCGGCGCGTTCTCTACCTGTTCGCACCTCATCAGATACTGGCTCTTCAGTAATCTGTCGTTCTCTGGCACGTCTAGCTAGGCGCTCTCTTTGCTCTTCCCTGCCTAGCGCCTCGCCTTCTGGCGTTACAGCTAACGTCTCACCAGCAATGGTCTCGCCTTCTGGTGCAGGCAAACCTTGTAGTTGTGGGCCAACACGTTCTGGTTCTAGCCCCGGCAGTGACATTTGGTCAGGACTTACTTCGGCTGCACGTTCTTCCTCAAACAGCCTGTCCCGTTCTTCCTGATCTATGTCGTCTATGACTTCATCTATCTCAGGAGTACGCCTTTCTGCGTCATCAAATAGTTCAAGCTGCCCTTCGGCTTCGATCTCTTCAACAGCATCACCAATGGTCTTACCGGCTCTGCGTGGGGCGAACAGGTCAACAAGACCCTGCAAGATAGCACCGGCTCCACCGCCAAGTGCGGCTTCTTCTGCGGTACCACCAAACGTCTCAGCAGCAGCGTTGTATTCTTGCTCGTTAAGGTTTTGCAGTATGTTGGATGCAGCTTCTTGCGCACCTTCAAATCCGCCTGTCACACCTGCGCTGTAGATGCGCTCGCCAATGGTCTCGACTTTCTCAGGCGGTATCTTGTCAATGAGCTTGTTTAGAGTAGGTAGGTCAGCGA